GTGTCAGTAAGATCGACATCACTACTACCATAGCCAGAGCGAGTCGTCTGAGTAGCGGAGACGATAGGTACATTAGCCTCAACTGCAAGACCACGGAGTTCTTCCGCAATCGCTTTAATAAACGAGTAAGAATTGACATTGCTACCTGCTTTGTATCGTGAAGATGCACATATATTTAAGTAATCTATGAATATTATATCAGGTTTAAATGATTTTTTCAATGCTAATTCATTTAGTAAAGTTTTAAAATGTCCACTGTGTGCTGCTGCTGTTGGATATTCTTTAATAATTAATGTTCCCTGTGTTTTCTTTGAAATGTTTACAACCTTTTTATCGAACATTGGTTTTGGCAAATCAACAATATCCTGTATTGGAACATTTAAAAGATTAGCATCAATTCTCTCCGCAATCTTTTCCTCAGCCATTTCAAGCGTGATGTATAGTACGTTCTTGCCTTGGAGTAACACACTGCTTGCGACATGACACATAAACAGAGATTTACCAACACCAGTGCCAGCGAGAGCAATATTGAGTGTTTTATTTGGAAGGCCGCCCTTTGTAATCTTGTTGAAAAATTCGAGGTCGAATGGGATGAGATCTTCTTTTCGATGATATGATTCATATCTTTCTTCGTAGTCTTGTAAGTAATCATGACCCACATTCTTATCAAAACCAACTGCTAGTGCATCAGATAATATAGATGGAATCGCATCCCTATCTTTTTTACTATCTTGTCCATCAGCAAGTTGAATTGATTCCATTAGTGCCAAATATATAGCACGATCACGACACCATTTTTCTGTGGAATCAAGTAACCAATTTAGATCAGAAGGAGTATAACTTAAAGAATTATTTAACTCTCTAAGTTCTTTAATCTCAGTTTCAGTTAAATCAGATCTATTTTCAGTTTCAATTTTAAGAACTTCTACAGTAATATTTGATTCATACTTGACAATAAACTTTACAATTTCTTCAAAGACTATTCTTTCAATTCTATTTTCAAAATATTCTGGTTGAATAAAAGGTATTACTTTTCTAGAATATTCCTCAGTGTAAATTAAATTAGAGAGTATGGTATTTTCAATTCTTTCCATAAGAGAAATGTTCTTTGGATATTTGATCTAGTTTTTCCATTATATCATCTGTAAAATATTCTGTGGGATTCTTTAGTATTTCTTTACCATATATTTTTTTACCATTTATTTCATATCTACCAGCAACATTTTTCCACATACCACCAAGTTCTCCTAATTCAAGAAGTCCATAGTATCTATCAAGACCTCTCTCATCATAGTAAAGACGAATGTTTACTTCTTTGTTTTCTTTACTGAGTCTTGATTTAACCGTCTTAGCTTTAATAATGTTTCCAACAACTTCTGTCTTATCCTTTTCCTTTTTTTTGCTGAGATAAATGATCGTAGACGAGGCATATTTGAGGCCAGAGCCTCCTCCCATTTCTTTAGTTGGGACATAAGATCCGATAACATCGTAAGTGTGGTTTGTAACTATAAGAGGAATGTTTGCTTGACCAAGTTTTAATGTTAGCATACGGAATGCACCTTTCACAAGTTGTGATTTGGTCATGTCACGAACTTGTTTATCATCCAATGCGTCTCTTATTTCTTTCTCTGTTGACAACATACCAAGAGAATCCAACACGAACATACAGGGTTTACGATTCTCTTCTTCTGTCTTAAGGTATATATCAACAGCTTTAAGTGCCTTAGTACGAAACTCTTCTATTGTAACGACATTGACAACAACAAGTCTCTTTTGATCAATTCCACGAGATGCAAGTAATCCCTTGGTGATTGCTGCTTCAGTATCAAAATAGAGACAATACCCATCAGGGTTAGTGTCCAGAAAGTTCTTGACAATAGCAAGGGAAAAATAAGTCTTTCCAGTAGAGGTTTCACCAGCGATGGCAGTGATCTTATTACTAGAAACACCACCATAAATGGAACCACTAACAACCGCATTGAAGATATGACTTCCTGTATCAATGAATCTTTCTGTTTCATCTATGTCTGCTGCGATTTGGGTGTACTCATCACCAATCTCTTTTACTATCTCTTTTAAAAAATCCATTATGTGAAAAATAATTCAAGGTTTACGGTTTTCTCAACATTCCAACCTATTGCATCCAATATTGTTTTCAGTGGTTCTACAAAACTCTTTTCAAATTGTAGATCATAATCTATGTATTTGTCAAGTCCGAGTTCATGTGGAAAGTCTTGTATAAATGACAAAACATTCTCCTGTATTAGATTTGGTTTCTTTAGATAGAGAAATTTAACTTTCTCTCCATTACCAATAAGTGAATATTTATTGTTTAACTTTTTTTGTTTTATATAATGATTGAACAGCAATGATCCTCTGATATGAATCGGTGTTCCCTTTGCGTATATGGTTGAGGATGCCTTATACTTTTGAACATTAGATGCTGTTCTTGGAAAGGCAATATCCTCTGGAGGAAGATTTCTAAATTTCTTTCTCGACTCATCAATAAAATCAATTACATCCTCCTCTGTGCCACTCATCATAAGTTTGAGTGCATCTTTAATCATTGTGCGACAAGGAGCAGGAGTTGATGATTTGACTGCTTCAATACCCATCATCTTAAGTTTAGGTTCTTCATATCGAACACCTTCACTATCCCATACATTTAAAATATATCTTTTCTTTGCTGTCCAGATACCACGTTCAGCGATATTCTCTCGCTTCATGAACATCTTCTGGTCATAAGCATTTACGTACTTCGCCAACGTTTCATAAGAACTCTCAATATACTTTTCAAATTCCATCTCACAGATCTTATTAAGGAACGACACAACGCTCTCAGCAGTCTTTTCTCTGCCTTCGTATATCCGATTGACAAGATCACCCAAATTGAGATAGATACTGTCAGTATCACTAGCAATAACATAATCAACATCCTCCGTTTTTAGTATTTTATTTAAGTATGAGTTCATACGATTTTCAATCCATCGAATCGAAACCTGACCCGATAGTGTAATCGCTTCTGCGTTTGCTAATTTATAGTAACGAAAGTACTGATTACCGATAGCACCATAAGCACTATTAAGAGAGATTTTTTTCGCCATTTGTATATTATTACAGCGGGCAATTTCTTTCTCAAGATCTTTCGTTGGTGTCTTCTCATACTTCTTTTTAGCATTGATCATTCTCTCCTTAAAGATAACTCTTTCATTATACATTTTCTCCATTAGTTCTGGTAGAAACCCTTTGATATCTTTACGATACATCGCACCATTAGCACATACCGCATAATCTTTGAACATTTCAAAGGTTACTTGCTCAGACAAAATTTTATCAACATTAACTGATGGATGTCTTTGATCAAGTAGTGTTTCTGGAGAAATATTATATTGCATAATCAAATGCGGATATAGACTGTTCAAGTCAAAAGAAACAACCCAATCATATTTACCAGGTATTGGTTCTTTTACATAAGCACCAGCATACTTATCTGATTTATTTGTACGATTTTTAGGTGGTATAACAATATTTCTTTTCTTTAGATAATTATAGATAATCGTATCCCACATACGAACTTGATAGAAAACATCTTCATAGTTGACCTTTGCGTCATATGCCATAGTTAAGGCAAGTTCAATCAACTTCATTTTGTCTTCTAGACGATCAACAAGTTCCACGTCAATGATGTTGTACTCTACAAACTTCTGCCAACCTTTTGTATAGAAGTCCTTGAAAGTATCAAACTCAGAGTGATCAAGTTTCTTTTGACCAAGTTCAACAGATGCGATGTAATCCAATCGATATGATTCTTGTGCCTTATAAGTAAACTTCTTATAAAGATCAAGGTAGTCCAACTGTGAGACACCACCAATATCATATGAAATATGTCTACGACCAGCAATATAAGTTTCTTCTTCAGTTACAAGACCCCAAGGTGACATTCTCTTCTTAAGTTTTTCACCAAGTATTCGATCAATACGACGAACAATATAAGGTATATCATATAGTTTACTGTTCCAACCTGTAATAACTTCTGGTGTATTATCTTCTATCATCCACCAATTAATGAAACTTGTAAGAAGTTCGTATTCAGTATTAAATCCCTTATAAATTACATTTTTTTGTTTATTATTAAATTGACCACGACCCCAAGTACGAATTTGTTTTGTCGCATAATCTTGTATTGTAATTAGTAATATCTCTTCAGCAGCAGATTCTACATCAGGAAATCCATTTTCAGATGCGACCTCAATATCAATTGTTGCTAACTTAATTTTTTCAATATCAAACTTAACTTCAACTTCTGGATATTTGTCTGAAATATATTGATAGATATATCTTTCATTTCCATAGATATTAAAATTTTCTACCTCCGAATATTTTTTTATAAACTCACGACATTCACGAACAGTGCCAGGTGATATTGGTTCTACATATTCTTCATTCAAAGTTTTATATTTTGTTTTTACTTTTGAATCTACGAATAATGTGGGGTAAAATTTTTCTCTAGTTACAAAATGTTTTCCATCTTCATAACCACGAACTAAAAAATTGTCGCCAACCATTTGAACGTTGGTGTAAAATCTCATTATTTAATTAAATCAATATATTTTTTTAGAAGATCAGATGTTGGATCAACTAATGTAAGGATACTATCAGAGTGTATCATAATTTCATTCTGATTTGTAAAGTCTATCCAAGTTTCCAATGTATATTCATCATTAGATTGTTTATTTAATTTAAACGGATTTGTTAATTTACAATCAGGTTCTCCTAATTCAGTTCCCACTTCAACTATTTCAGAAATTAAAACTATATCATTCTTTAGTAAAAGACATTTAATTATCGGATCCATTTACCTTCTCCAAATACATTTTTTTTACACTCTCT